TGAGAGTAAAACACCGCTATTGTCGAACACTTGGTGAAGGAAACCTGACAAAAATGTCGGGAGACCCCCTTTCCGCTTAAAACCAGCGAAAAGGTCGGAACCAACGTAACCTCTCTCAAGACTTAACTCAAAGTCCGCAGAGAAGTTAGGAAGAGTTATCGTCAAAAACGATAATCCTTCATGTTCGACCCGACGGAGAACTTCAATGAAGTCTCTGTCGATTCGGGTTGCACACATGCTAGCACAGTCTTGTGCTAGCAACTGCCAGAGTTTCGTCAGGCTTTTCATCGTCACCTTCGTGATTGTGAAAGCTGGCGAGTCCCTAGCTTACCGCGTGAGAAGAATCCCAAGACCAAAGCAAACCATGCCAAAAAGCATAGTTGCAGCAGTCAGGATCGATCCCATCAGGATGAACGGCAACGGGTCAGCAGAAGAACCACTGATCCGTCGTTCTCCACCCATAATCAGGACTCGAGGCCAAGAATCTTGGCACCGAGCCCCGCAGTCGCCATGTAGGTGTGGAATCCATTTAGGATAAACACCATCTCGGCGTCAGTCCAACCGGCCCCGTTAAGCGGCCGGTCAATGACTTCGTACACTGAGAAGCTGTAAGGCTTACTCAGTGCACTCTGCAACGGATCCACTCCGATCTTACTAGCATCGAGGCGGATAACCGAGCGTTCACGATTGGACACCGTGTGCGCGATCTTCAGCTTGTAACTGCCATCGGCAGTTGCGTACTGAGCCTGCAGATTACCCAGGGAAATCCTGGGCATAGACTGTGCGACAGAATTCACTGTCACAACTTGTGGGTCGGTAAGCATGAAACTCCTAACAGTTGTTGATGACTCCACGGGATTGTGGAATCAACATGGTTTCAAAACGCTAGGCGTGATATTCCCAGCGCCGCGAGAATGCCCTTCTGACTGGTTGTAAGGCCGTTGTATGTGGCCCCAAAACCCAGAGGTGTAGCCTTCGCCCTTTGCTTCGTAACAGTGGACTGAATCCACTCGAAGTTCAGAGGAGCCGATGAAGCCGGCCCACTAGGCTTATATGTTCCAGCAAAAGACCAAGTCTTTTTGACCTCAGTCTGAGCCATAACATAGCCATAGTGGAGGTTGACTCCCTTTCTCCCTAAGAAGGAGATATTGGTGAAAAGATCATCAAAATTGACGACCCAATCTAGGAGCCAGGACCAAGGAGTGAGTTGCCATGTTGTAATGGCATTCGGTGTAACGCCATAGGCGTCAAAGCCCTCTTTCATCTTTTGGAAATCGTTATCCCTTATTGGGGGACAATCGACTCTGTAAGATGCAGAGAACCACATCGAATTCTCGACCGTCGTCGAGACCTCCTTAGCACCAGTCGTCCAATTCCGAGCCCCATTAGGGGCAGGGCTCACGCTGCCGACAGGCAGCGTGGTACGAGTAGTCGTACTGGACTTTCCAAAACTCAAACCTCTACGAATAGTCCTGCCGTTGTTACGGCGGAGCCTATCGTTAAATTCCTCAACAGTTTTAGAGGAATGAACATAAGCTGAAATATCAGCTATGAGAGGGGTAATGCCGAATACGTAGTTAAGGTATTCGCCTCCTAGCGAGGAAAACTTTGGATGTCTCCAAAGCTCATTACCAATGATTCTTGGAATCCCCTCACGAGCTTCACCCAACGTCTGGGCTATGCTCACAGGGGGAACGGACGGGAGCGTTTCCGCTATCCCGTGTGTTCCTGCCGCATTAAGAACTGCGTAATCAGGAACACCATCATCGCCTGCACCCGCCATAATATTATAGCGAGTAGCATTCAACTGCAACGCCAACTGAGAACAGTCAACGTGCGGATAAATGTATGCAGGTTTTGCGTAGCCGTAAGAGGGTGTACCGATACGGTCCTCGATCACCACAGCCAGTGGTGGATCGATTTCCGTCCTTCTAGTATAGAAGGGAGTACCGGCGTCAAAACGATCCTGCAAGCGTGAGCCGATAGGCTTATTCTTGTCAAGATCCTTGAAACTGTTCCAGAGACTTGGTCGTGAGACCGTGTCCTGGAACCACCCAGACGAGAAGGGGCCGCTAAGCCCTCCAAACGTCCCGGTTGGAATCCAACCGACGGCATAACTTCGTTGCTTCCTATCGACAGGACGATTAGTCCCATCGGTGTAGTGAAGATACGAATCGATGATAGCCATATAAACTGGTCCTCTGTCAGTAGTGCATCCGAATGGGGCCCCTTAC